GGCAACGACGAACGGTGGTACAGGACTTACGAGCTTCACCGCGAACGGTGTTGTGTACGCCTCCTCGACTTCGGCGCTGGCTACGGGAAGTGCGCTGACGTTTGATGGTACGAACTTTGTTACCACAGGCTACGTCAAAGCAGGCGGTGGGGCGGCATCGCCATCTGCGCGTTTGATGGCTAACACCCCCAACGGTTCAGCGGCTGGTATTCAGCTTTTCCAAGACGCGCAAGAATCTTGGGTTATGGAAATCCCGGCCAGCAGCACCGCGCTGCGATGGGCGGCTAGCGGTACGGAGTACATGCGCCTCACCAACGGCGGCAACCTCGGGATCGGGACGAGTTCGCCCGGGTACAAGCTGGATGTCAACGGCCTTGCCAGCATTCTTCGCACAGATAACACCAGTGCAGAACGGTACGCACTTCAATTTCTTCGCGGAGCCGGTACTGGTACTTCTGCCGTGTTGGCAACGATTGGAGATGCCAGCAATGGTGTGGCTGCGCTGACATTCAACATGGGGCCTGTTGGGGCGGCGACCGAGCGCATGCGCCTCGACTCCTCCGGCAATGTCGGGATTGGGACGAGTTCGCCGGGAGTAAAACTGGACGTCAACGGTCAAGCCCGAATCCAAAGCGACTTTTATGTTTACGGGACCGGCGACAGACTAAATGTCTTCCCGCAGACCTCTGGCAACGGTGCAAGTGTTGTTGCTACTAATAACGCAAATTCCACCTATGCCCCTCTGTTGCTTGACGGCTCAGATACTCGGTTTAACGTGGGCGGCTTCGAAGCAATGCGCCTCACCAGCACCGGGCTGGGGATTGGGACGAGTTCGCCGACAGAAAAGCTGGATGTCGTTGGCGGCGGTAATGGCGGGATGCAGTATCGAAGCGGCACACGAACTGTAGGTGTTGGTCAGGTTTTGAGCGAAGCTGCTGTGTATTGGGGCTCTGGCACGGCGCTGACATTCTTTTCCGGTTTGGAGCGCATGCGCCTCGACTCCTCCGGCAACCTCGGCCTGGGGGTGACGCCGAGTGCGTGGAGCACCGGCTATCGTGCCTTGGACATGGGTACGGGCGCGATCATGGCGCAAGCGTCCGGTACGGACACTTACTACACGCAGAATGCAATTTTTGGTCTAGCAAATACCTGGGTTTACAAATTCAGCAGCGTAGCTGCTACCCGGTATCAGCAGGTGAATGGTGTCCACGCTTGGTTCAACGCCCCCTCCGGCACCGCAGGCAACACGATTTCCTTCACTCAGGCGATGACGCTGGATGCGAGTGGGAATCTGCTGGTTGGCGGAACGACACAACTCTACGGAGCAGCCGGTCGAGGGCTTATTCAGGTTTCTGGGTCAACAGAAGCACTGTTGGGGTTCGGTACAACCGGCAATACGGGTCTTGGATTTTTGTACCACACCGGTACAAACTTTGAAGTCACAAATGCCCAAAACGGATATTTGAGGTTTGGCACCAACAACACCGAACGTATGCGCCTCGACTCCTCCGGCAACCTCGGCCTGGGGGTGACGCCGAGTGCTTGGCTCTCAAGTCAAAAGGCATTGGAGGTTTCTGGTTGGTCTGTTAACGCTGCCAGCCTCACCTCTTCGTTGGCGACCAATGCATACGTCAACTCAAGCAGCCAATGGATTTACAAGGCTACTGGGTTTGCTACGAGATACGACAATGTAACGGGGCAGCACCAGTGGTACACCGCCCCCTCCGGCACCGCAGGCAACACGATTTCCTTCACGCAGGCGATGACGCTTAACGCCTCCGGCGAACTGCTGGTAGGCACTGCAAGCTCTGACGGCTCTCGCATTCGCTTGTACGGCTCGTACCAGACTTTTGGCGACGGCACTTACGAGGGGTTCATTGGCAAAGCCAGTAGCCTTGTGTCTGGAGGCGCAGCCTTTGATTTTGCTGTTAGGTCTGCCGCAAGTTTGGTGTTTGCCACGAACGGCAACACCGAACGCGCCAGGATCAAATCCACCGGTCAAGTTCGCTTTGTCCCTCTTGCGTCTGCACCGGGCGGCGCAGAAGCCGGTGATGTGTACTACGACTCTGGCACCAACAAGCTGCGCTGCTACAACGGCACGACTTGGAATGACCTGTTCTAAGCAGAAAGGAAACACCATGAACTGGCAGATCGAATGGCTCAAGACCACCCCCACCACGGCCACTCCTCCGGAGTTCGTCATCGAGTGCGGCTGGCGCTGCACGGACACCCAAGATGGCTTCTCGGGCACGGTGTACGGCACCTGCTCGTTCACGCAGGCCGCTGAAGCGGACGGTACGTTCACCCCTTTCGCTGACCTGACGCAAGACCAAGTCTTGTCGTGGTGCTGGGCCTCTGGCGTGCCCAAGGAGGCCACTGAGGCGAACGTGGCGCAGCAGATCGAGATGCAGAAGAACCCCCCGGTGATCCAGCCGCCGCTGCCCTGGAGCGTGTGATGCCCAAGGACAAGCTCTTGCACGTGGCCCTTGGCATCCTTGCCATCGTCTGCGCCTGGGTGGCGTTGGTGATCAATTCGCTGTTTGGCTTGGGGCCGACGCTTGCTTACACTACGACGGTGGTGGGTCTGCTCTACGAAGTTCAGCAGATGTACCGGGGTGAGGGGCAACCTGACCTCTTGGACGCCGCCGCAACCGCTGCTCCGGGCTTCATCGCCTGGGGTGTTCTCACTCTCATCAACTGATCATCATGGACAACCTGACCCTCCCGACCCAACTCGTCAACGGCATCCTGCAGTACCTGGGCTCTCGCCCCTACGTGGAGGTGGCCGGCCTCATCCAGGCCATCCAGCAGGAAGCCGCCAAGCAGGGTGCGCAGCCCGAGCAGGCACCGGGCTTGACGGACTAGGGGAGTGGAGAATGTCCTACGAAGGACCAGAGCGCCGCACCGAGGCCATGACTGAGGACCGCGTGAAGCTCATGATCCAAGAGGCGGTGCAGACCGCTTTGACGGCTCATGAGCAGCATTTGATGCTTCACATGGACAAGCAGTTCGCCGGCCTGCGGCACGCTTTCTCAGAGGCGTTCCCAGGGGGTGACCCGCACGGCCACAGGCTGGCCCATGAGAAGGCCATCGCCAAGGCCGGCTGGTGGGACAAGGTGAAGTCCGACGCTTTCGCGAAGACGGCCTCTCTGGGCCTGTGGGCGGTCGTGGTGTTCTTGGCCATTGGGGTGTGGGAGCACATCAAATCGGAGGTCAAGAAGTGACGTTCGCACTCAGCCAGCGTAGCCTGGACAACCTCGTTGGGGTGCAACCCGCCCTGGTCGCGGTCGTCAAGCGGGCCATCGAACTGACCAAAGTGGACTTCGGCGTCATTGAAGGCGTTCGCACACAAGCCCGCCAGCAGGAACTCGTGAACTCGGGTGCCAGCCAGACGATGAACTCCCGGCACCTGACCGGCCACGCGGTGGACCTGATGGCCTATGTCGGCACCAGGGCTTCCTGGGAACTCAACCTGTACGACGACATCGCGGACGCCATGAAGGCTGCGGCCATCGAACTCAACACGCCCATCAAGTGGGGCGGTGCGTGGACGGTACAGGACATCCGCAAGTGGCACGGCACGATGCAGTCTGCCATGAACAGCTACATCGACGAGCGCAGGAAGCAAGGCAGGCGTCCGTTCATCGACGGCCCGCATTTCGAGCTACCTTGAGGAGCAAGCATGGGCTGGAACCGCGAAGACTGGAAGAACCTCGTCAGGACGGTAGCTCCTGGCCTTGCCACGGCACTCGGCGGACCGCTGGCGGGCGCAGCCGTTCAGACCATCTCCACGGCGGTTCTGGGCAAGCCTGACGGTACGGAAGAGGAGGTGGCAGTAGCTGTCGCCTCCGGTGGGGCGGATGCCCTGCTCAAGCTCAAGGAAGCCGAGAATGCCTTCACGATCAAGATGAAGGAACTTGACATCGACCTTGAGCGCATTCATCAAGCAGATCGCGCCAGCGCTCGTGACCGGGAGATCAAGACCGGAGATCGAATTACGCCCCGCGTGCTGGCTTTCGTCATCGTAGGGGGGTTCCTCTCTATGGTGACGTTTGTCCTACTGGGCAAGGTCTCCGGGATCACCGACCCCGTCGCGGCGGGCATGATCGGCACGCTGATTGGCTATGTGTCAGCCAAGGCCGATCAGGTTATCAGTTACCACTTCGGCTCCAGCGCAGGCAGCGCAGCCAAGACGGACCTGTTGGCTCGGAACAACCAGAAGTGATGATCGGAGACTGAGATGCCGGCCGTTGTGATGACCTACGACAGCCTCGTGCTGGACATCGAGAAGTATCTCGAACGCACCGATCAAGCGACTATCGAGAAGATTCCTACCTTCATCATGCTGGCCGAGCAAGTGCTCGCCACCGAGTTGAAGTTCCTGGGCAACCTGACGGTTGTAACGTCCACGATGACGCAAGACAACCCGATTGTGGACAAGCCCGCTAGGTGGAGGAAGACCGTCTCGATGAACGTGACGGTCGATGGTAAACGCTACCCCGTCTTCCTTCGCAAGTATGAGTATCTGCGTGAATACTGGCCAGATCCTGTTCAGACGGATGTGCCGAAGTATTACTGCGACTACGACTACACGCATTGGCTAATTGCGCCGACGCCGGCCGCAAATTACAATTTCGAGGTGCTCTACTACGAGCGTCTCCAACCACTGGACTCCTCGAATCAAACCAACTGGTTCACGATCTACGCCCCCCAGGCGCTTCTGTACGGCTCCCTGCTCCAGGCGATGCCCTACCTGAAAAACGACGAGCGCACGCCTCTGTGGCAGGCGCAGTACGACAAGATCGTGGAACAGTTGAAAAACGAGGACATCTTGCGGATCGGGGATAGACAGGCCGTTGCGAAGGATACGTGATGCCCAGCTTTAACAGTCCATTCACGGGCACGGTTGTCCAGCCGACTGACGTTTCGTATCGGAGCGTCACGCTTTCGGCCAACACTCAACTGGAGTGGCCGATCAACGGCAACGAGTCTGATGACTACGTAGCCCGCATCATGCAAGTGACGGCCACCGCTCCGGGGCTGTCGCTGTGGATGCCACCGGCCAACCAGACTTCGGTTGGCAATGACTCTTTGATTCGTAATGTCGGGGCGAACTCGTTTACGGTCAAAGACTACTTGGGGGCGAACACCATCATCACGGTGGCCCCCGGTGAGAGCAAGTACGTCTACATCACAGCGAATCCTAACGAAGCGGGCACCTGGGGCAACATTGCCTTCGGTGTTGGGACATCGACTGCTGATGCTGCATCGCTGGATGGGTTCGGCCTCACGGTGATT